AGCATGACGCCGCGAGGCCTTGACGTGAGCAAGTTGTCTGACGCTGTGTTGCGCGAGATATTGGCGGCTGGCGGTGATACTGAGCAAGGCTGACATTCTGGCCTGCGAAAAGGAGTTTTGCCGCAGGTCGCTTGCAGAGTTTGCGAAGCGCGCGTGGCACGTTCTTGAACCTGCAACGCCGCTAAAGTGGGGCTGGGCGCTTGACTTGATATGCGCTCACCTTGAGGCGGTAAGCCGTGGCGAGATTAAGCGACTGCTAATGAACGTCCCGCCGGGTAGCATGAAGTCGCTTCTGACGGGAGTTATTTGGCCTGCGTGGGAGTGGGGGCCGCTTGGCCGTCCTGAATTGCGCTATGTGGGCACGGCGCACAGTCAAGACCTTGCGGTTCGGGATAACATGAAGTGCCGCAGGCTTATTCAATCGGAATGGTATCAGGTGCGTTGGCCTGTCGCGCTTACCAGCGACCAGAACGCCAAGACGAAGTTCGAGAACGACAAGACCGGATTTCGGCAGGCAACATCCTTTCAGGGGATTACCGGCTATCGCGGTGACCGCGTGATCCTTGACGACCCGCACAGCGTTGACGACGCAAACAGTGTGGTAAAGCTGGCTGGCGATGTGACGTTGTTCCGAGAGGCCATGCCTAGCCGTATCAATGACGAGAACAGCGCAATCGTCATCATTATGCAGCGCCTCAATGAGATCGACATATCAGCGACCGCGCTTGAATTGGGATACACACATCTTTGCATTCCGATGCGCTATGAAATTGGTCGCTCGAAGTGGTCTGTGGGCGAAGGCGACCCGCGCACGATTGAAGGCGAATTGATGTTTCCTGAGCGATTTAGCGAAAGCACTGTCGCCGAGCTGGAGAAATCGCTTGGTGGTTACGCTGTGGCGGGTCAACTGCAACAGCGCCCCTCACCTCGCGGCGGTGGCATTTTCAAGACGGCATGGTTCGGGTCTTATGAGCAAGTGCCGCCGCTTGAATGGCGAGCGATCTATGCTGACACCGCGCAAAAGACAGGGCAAGAGAACGACTATAGTGTGTTCGAGCTTTGGGGGCGGTCAAAGACAGGCCAAGCGGTCCTGATTGACGTGCTGCGCGGTAAGTGGGAAGCGCCTGAGCTGCTAGAAAACGCGCGGTCATTCTGGCTTAAGCATCAGGCCGGTGAGCCGCCGTTGCGGGCAATGAAGGTCGAGGACAAGGTTAGCGGCACAGGTCTTATCCAGACCCTGCGCCGTGAAGGTATCCCAGTGCTGCCGATCAAGCGGGACCGCGACAAGATTAGCCGTGCTCATGACGCTGCGCCATTTGCAGAAAGCGGCAATGTGTTGCTGCCGCAATGGGCGCACTGGATCGCCGAGTTTATGAACGAAGTGGAGACGTTCCCTGCTGGCGCTCATGACGACCAGCTAGACCCTATGTTTGACGCAATACACGACGTGCAGTTTTGGCCTTCGGACACTGCGTATGCGAATTTCGTTCCCCTGCCGACGGTGAGCAAGTGGTAAGTTTGCAAAGGGGCGCGAGTGTGGTAAACGGCGGCATGAATTGCAAGGGTGAATAATGGCACGTCCGACTAACGCGGAACGCGATGCGAAAATCCACGAGGAAGCGCGGGCTGGTTTCGAACGCCAGTGGGCTGGCTGTCAGGAAACGCGCCGCCAGTGTCAGGAGGATCGCCGCTTTACCTTTGTGCCCGGTGCGCAATGGGAAGGGCCGATTGGCGAGCAATTCGAGAACAAGCCCAAGCCCGAGGTAAACAAGGTGTTCATGGCGCTGCGTCGGCTGCGCTCTGAATACCGAAACAATCGCATCACGGCTGACTTCGTGCCGAAGGATGGCGCGACTAACCTTGAACTGGCAAACGTGTGTGACGGGCTTTATCGCGCTGATGAGCAGGATAGCTGCGCGGAAGAGGCTTACGATAACGCCTTTGACGAGGGCAGCACCGGCGGAATGGGCGCTTGGCGGCTGTATGCCGAATATGAGAACCCGCTAGACGACGAGGATGACCGCCAGCGCATTCGCTTTGAGCCGATCTTTGACGCTGACAGCAGCGTGTTTCTGGACGGCAAGCGGATTGACAAGTCGGACAGCAAGCACGGCTGGATTGTCATCGCGCAGGAGCGCAAGGCGTATGAAGCCGAATGGGGCGATGATCCGTCAAGCTGGCCGAACAAGAACGAATACACCATTTTCGATTGGGCCACGCCGGATGTGGTTTACATCTGCGAATACTACCGGGTGGAGGAAAAGCTGCACCGCGTTCATGTGTTCATGGGTGTGGACGGAAAGGAACTGCGGCTTACCGATGAAGAGCTGATGGAATTCGCTGAAGTCGATGGCGAGCAAGAGAACGTTGACAGCGCAATCGGTGTGATGACCGTGCGCGGGTATGCGAAGGTGCGCGAGAAACGCATCAAAAAGCGCCGGGTTCATAAGTATATCATGAACGGCAACCGCATCCTTGAGGACTGCGGATATATCGTGGGACCGAACATCCCGATTGTCGTCTACTATGGCGATTATGCGGTGGTCGATAACGTCGAGCGCATCCAAGGCGTGACGCGGCTGGCAAAGGACACGCAGCGCGGCAAAAATATGATGTACGCCAAGCTTCAAGAGCTTGCGGCGCTTTCGAGTGTGAGGAAGCCCATCTTTGTGCCTGAGCAAATGGCCGGGCATCAGGTTATGTGGTCTCAGGACAACATCAAGAACTATCCGTATACCTTGGTTAATCCCGTAACGGACGCCAGCGGGAACAAGGTCCCGCAAGGGCCGGTTGGCTATACTGAGCCGCCGAATATCCCTGAGGCATGGGCTGCATTGATGCAACTCACCGAAGTGGACATGATGGACATTCTGGGCCGTCCGCAAGACGGGCAAGAGGTCATGTCCAATATCTCGGGCAAGGCCGTGGAGATGATCCAGCAACGGCTAGACGTGCAAGCGTTGCTGTATATGTCCAACTTCGCAAAGGCGATGCGGCGCAGCGGGCAAATCTGGCTGGGCATGGCGAAAGAGCTTTACACCGAACCCGGCAGGAAAATGAAAATGCTGGGCGAAATGAAGAACGTTGAGAGCGTGACGCTTGCCGAGCCTGTCTTTGATGACGAAGGCAATCTGACTGCGCGCAATGACTTGTCACAGGCTGACTTCGATGTAACGGTTGACGTTGGGCCTAGCTTCACGAGCAAGCGCGATGCGACCGTGCGTGCGCTTACCGGCATCTTGCAGATGGTGTCGGACCCGGCAGAGGCGAAAATCCTGCAATCGCTTATCCTGATGAATATGGAAGGCGAGGGGCTTGGTGAGGTCAACGAATACTACCGCAAGCAGCTTGTCGGGCTTGGCGTGCTGCCTCCGAACGACGAGGAACGCGAGGCCATGGAGGCGGCGGCGCAACAGCAGCAGCAACCGGACCCGCAAGCGGTGTTCCTTGAGAGCGAGGCTGAGAAGAACTTGGCGCAGGCCGAGCTTGACCGCGCCCGCTCGCTTGAGATTGCGGCGAAGATTGACAAGATGGTGGCTGAGCGAGACAACGTGGAAGCGGATACGGCGCTTAAGATTGCCGACACCGCAAAGCGCGAAGCTGAAACGCTGGATATTCTGAGAGGCGAGCCGCCCGCGCCTTAATGACGGGTGAGTAACAGGTGACGAATGACTGACATCGAAGACGAAGTAATCGAGCAGCCGGAAGCCGAAGAGGTTGTTGAGGTGGAAGATGCCGATGACGGCGCGGTTGAAGCGGATGTTAGCGAGGACGCGGGCCTTGTCGTTGAGATTGGCGGTGATGACGAAGAGGCCGATGGTGAGGTTGTTTGGCGGCGCAATATGCGCGACCGCATCAAGGAGCTAACCGCCAAGGTAAAGGAATACGAAGCCAAGGCTGCCGCGCCAGCCGAAATGGAGCAGCTCCCCCCCAAGCCAAGGGCGGAGGATTTTGATTACGACCACGAGGCGCACGCGGAAGCGGTAGAGAAGTGGACGCTGCTTAAGGTCGAGCACGAAAAGCGACAGGCTGAGCATAGGGCCGTGCAAGAGCAAGCCGAGCAGCGTTGGCAATCCCGCCTAGCCTATTACGAAGAAGCTAAGGACAAGCTCGGTGTTGCCGATATGGATGAGGCCGAAGCGGTGGTGTCTGAAATTCTCGCAGCGCCGTTCCCCGGTATCATGGCGGAAGATGTTCGCATCGGCATTATCAAGCAAGTGGCGAAAGACCCTGCCAAGCTGGTTTATGCGCTGTCGCAAAACGCCAAAGCTGCACGCGATTTGGCGCAAATAGAAGACCCTGCGACGTATGCCTACACTTTGGGTGTTTTGGAGACAACCATGAAAGAGAAGCCGAGAGCCAAGGCACCCCCGCCTGAGAAGCGCGTGAGTGGCGGTGTTCCGGGAGTTGCTGGCGCGTTGGACGACACTTATGAGCGACTGTTCGCCGAGGCGCAGAAGACGGGCGATCTGACGAAGCTTCGCGCTTACAAGCGGCAGACGAGGGGGTGACGGTCTTGCGCTTTACTCGCGAGGAAATGGCGGATTTCGCCGCCGATCTCGCGTCAACCTGCATTCCTGTGCCTTACCTGGCGAATGAGCGGGAGTGCCCGATGGCCCGGACCATTGCATCCTTCGGGGAAGTCGGGATGATGGGCGGGAGATTTGGCTTGCGAAGCGGGGCGGTCATTTCGTTTTTGGCTCAACCCCCTTGCAATCCCTAGCGGTATAAGCTACTAGGTCATTGGCAGTATTCGCCTCGCCAGCGATCCAGCGGCCCCCACCATGCCCTGAATGGTGAGTATGAACCGGGTTTCGGCCCATGTTTTGCTCACCAATTCAAGGAACATGGTGAAATGGCTAACAGTTTTTCCAAGGAACAGATTGTCGCGTTTGAGCGCGTGGGCGAGGGTTTCGAAGACCAGCTCGTGATGCTCAAGAATATCGCGGTTTACGGCACCGATGGCGTGACCATGGAGCGTGCGAATGACACCATTTGGCGTCCGCAGCCCTACATCGTCACTACTCAGGACCGCGTCATCGGCACGCCGGTTGGCCAGCAGTCGGCTAACCAGCTTACCGTCCCTTCGCGCCTGAGCATCAAAAAGAACGTGCGCCTTCAGCTTAGCGCGACCGAAATGCGCGATGCCCTGCAAGAGGATCGTCTTGCGACTGCCGCTGGCGAACAGCTTGCTACCGATGTCAACATTGCGGTGCGCGATGTTGCCTCGAATGAGGGCACTCTGGTCGTTCCGATCACTGGCGCGGCTGGTGATTATGACGACATCGCCGCTTGCGACAACATCATGAACGAAACCGGTGTCCCGCAGAATGAGCGTTATTTGGTGCTCACCTCGCGCGACTATAACGGCATGGCTGGCAACCTCGCGGCTGCTACCCGTTCGTTTGGCAACGCGAAGTCGAACAATGCGTATGAGCGTTCGCTGGTCGGCGACGTGGCCGGTTTCAAGACGTTCAAGACTGATGCTGGTCGTCGTCTTGCTGCGGCTGGTGGCGGTGGTTCGATCACGATCAATACCACAGGCGCGCAGGTTCGCTTTGTGCCGCGTAGCACTGATGCGACCGGTGCCAACGTGGACAACCGCTATCAGCGGGTGACGCTTTCGAGCACTGCCAACGTGCGTGCTGGCGATGCCTTTACAATTGCCGGTATCGAAAACGTCCACATGAAGACGAAGGAAAGCTCGGGGCAACTCAAGACTTTCCGCGTCATCGCGCTGGTTCCGGGCACGAACGATGCGATCATCTCGCCTCCGATCATCGGCGCGAACCTGAACCCGACCGATGCCGAGCGGCAGTATAAGAACTGCGAAGTCGTTTCGACCTCGGCTACGGCTTCGATTAACTGGCTGAACGACAACGCTGCTGGCGTGAACCCGTTCTGGTATCGTGACAGCATTGAATTGCTGCCGGGCCGTTACGCTGTTCCTTCGGGGCAGGGTGCGGAAGTCATGCGTATGACGCTGGAAGGCGGCATTGAGCTGACTATGACCAAGCAGTTCAACCCGGAAACCTATCAGTCCGATCTGTTCTTCGACATCTTCTTCGGTGTCGTGAACAAGAACCCGGAAATGAACGGTATCCTTCTGTTCGGTCAGCCGTAAGGGCGGCGGGGGCTTCGGCCCCCGTCATTTCAAGGAGCTTTTGTCATGTCGAATATTCTCCCGTTTCTTGCCCCTGCGGTTTTCACTGTCCCGGCGTCCTCGCGTCTGGCTGTGTATTCTGAGGGCTACTACACCGTCACGCAGCTGAACCAGCCGCAGACGAATGGCCCGGTTTACGAGGTCATTCTTTTCCGTGGCCTTGGGCGCTACACGTCCGCTACGTTTGCGGCGTCTGCGAACATCCGCATTGAAGGCGGATCAAACTTCCCGCTGTATTACAGCTTCGGTACGGCTGCGACTGTCACCGAACTCCTTGGCGCTAAGCAAGGTGCGCCGGGTGTGCTGGATGCTACGGGCGATTTGACCGCCACGCTGATGTTTGCCGGTCTTGTCACCTCGACCACGGCGGCGGCTGTTACCGGCACGCTTCCGACTGGCACGGTGCTTGACGCGGCTGGTAGCTTTGCAGTGGATGATTGCTTTGACTGGTCGGTTATCAATACCGGCGGCACCAACGCTTTCACCGTGGCGGCTGCGACCGGGCATACGATTGTCGGCGCGGCGGCTGTTGCTGCCAGCACCACGGGGCGTTTCCGCACTCGCAAGACTGCGGCCAATACCTTTGTGACTTACCGCCTGTAATAACGAGTGTGGGCGGCGATTGTCCCCTTTCGCCGCCCCACTATGCGGGTTTTCTTTACGCAACGGGTGATATATGCCATACAAGATGAAGAAGGTTGCTGCGCGTAAGGCTGAAGCCAAGGCCGAGAAAAAGGTGGCGAAAGCGCGCAAGGCAGAGACGATGGCCGAAAAGGCTTATTCGAAGGCAAAGCGCAAATGAGCGAATTCCCTGACATTGTGTATCGAGTGCCCGGCCCGCATTACGGTGCGGATGGCCGGGGCTTTGCGTATATGGGCGTGAATGACGCTGACGAAATGAAGGCCGCGCTTGCCGATGGCTGGCACCGCACGATTGCCGATGCAATGGGCAACACCGAGGCCAAGGCTGTGTTGGTGGAAGTGGCTGAAGCGCAAGAGGCCGTGGCTGACATTGCGGATGAAACCCGCGAGGCGTTGGAGGTTAAGGCCAAGGCGCTGGGTGTGTCGTTTAATTCCCGAACCTCTGACAAGGTTCTTGCCGAGCGGATCGCGGCGGCACAATGACCACGAAACGCCAACTCATTGAAGCGGCCCACGCGGAGCTAGGTCTTCAGGATTACGTCTTCGATCTACCCGCCGAACAGCTACAGCTCGCGCTTCGACGGTTGGATGCGATGATGGCAGACTGGAACGGCATGGGCCTGCGCCTAGGCTATGTCATTCCCGGCAGCGTGGAAGGGGGTGATCTTGACACCGAGGCGGGAGTGCCTGACCGGGCTTGGGAAGCGATTGTCACGAACCTTGCCATTCGATTGGCCCCGTCTTTTGGCAAGACGGTATCGCCCGAAACGAAAGGGGCGGCGGAACGCGGGCTAAGCATGTTGCTGGGTAAAGTGCCGCCGCCTGAAATGTCGCTAGGCCGCATTCCTGCGGGCGCTGGCAACAGGTTCCAGAGATTGAACCTTGACCCGTTCCTATTGCCAAAGCCTGCTGCGGTTGACGCTGGCCCGGATAGTGAATTGGAGTTTTGAAATGACGCAGATTAACCAGTTGTCGGCTACGGAAAGCCCTTCTGCGGGCGATCAGTTGCCGCTGTTTAGCACGGCCAACGGCGATACCCGCAAGCTTTCGCTTAGTCGTCTTGCAGCGTGGCTTTCGACTGCGTTCACGAGCTTGACGGTTTCGAGATTCACGAAGGTTACGCCGGTCACTGTGGCGAACTTGCCGAATGCGGCAACGGCTGGGGCTGGCGCTAGGGCGTTTGTGACGGATGCGACATCGACCACGTTTCATGCTCTCGCCGTTGGCGGCGGTTCGAATAACGTCCCCGTTTTTGCAGACGGTTCGCAATGGAGAATTGGCTAATGATTGAACAGGTTTTCTCCCCCACACGGGATGCCGTCCCGATTGTCAATTCCGTCACCGCTACGGCGGGCGTTGTGTTGCCCCCGAATGCGTCCGATGTGGGGCTTTACAACAGCAGCGCCACTGCGCTGGTTGTGGTGCGGGTGACGAACTATTTGGACTCCGCCCCGCCTGCTGATGATGCGAGCAACGCGCCGACCACTTCGCTGGGCTTTCCCGTCCCGCCGGGGCAATTTATCCGTATTCGTGTCGGCAATGGTAACAAGATCATCCGCACGATTGCGAGCGCGGCTGATGGGAATATCTGGGTCATTCCGGGCAACGGTGGGTAATGCCCCAAATCCCGATCCTCGCCGGGATTTTCGCCTCTACGACACCGGAGTTTCGCACTAGCTACCCGGTGAACTATTACGCTGTGCCTAAGGAAACGGGTATCAGTCAGGGCTTTTTGCAGCCTGCCTCTGGTATCGTTTCGTTTGCGACTGGCCCCGGCCTTGATCGCGGCGGGATCGAATGGAACGCGGTCATGTACCGCGTCATGGGCAGCAAGCTTGTCCGCGTTTCTCCGGTTGGCATCATTACAACGCTAGGCGATGTGGGCGATGATGGTGGGACTGTCACGCTGGATTATAGCTTCGACCGGCTGGCCATCAGGTCGGCGGGAAATCTGTTCTATTGGAACGGGACGACGCTTACCGAGGTGACTGACCCTGATTTAGGTGTCGTCAATGACATGCTTTGGGTTGACGGGTATTGGATGACGACTGACGGTGAGTTTCTTGTCGTCACCGAATTGAACGATCCGACTGCGGTTGACCCTCTGAAATATGGTAGCGCGGAAGCTGACCCTGACCCGGTTCTGGCTATTCGGAAAATCCGGAATGAAGTTTATGCGCTAAACCGGCACACGGTTGAAGTGTTTGATAATGTAGGCGGCGCTCTTTTCCCCTTCGCTCGCGTGGAAGGCGCCCAGATTGAAAAGGGCACTTTGGGCCGGGATTGCACCTGCGTTTTTATGGAGGCGCTTGCATTCATCGGCGGCGGCAGAAATGAGCAGCCTTCGGTTTACGTGGCAGTCAACGGCAGTGCCCAAAAAATCAGCACTCACGAGATTGATTTGATCCTTGGGGAGTACACTGAAGGGCAATTGGCTGCGTCCTTTCTTGAGGCGCGGAATGAGGGAAGCCATCAGTTCCTTTATATCCACCTGCCCGATAGGTGCTTGCTGTATGATGCGGGCGCATCGGAAGCCCTGCAAACACCTGTGTGGACTATCCTGCAATCGGGGCTTGATGAGCGCGGGCAGTATCGCGGGCGCTATTTCGTGCGGGCCTATAACAAGTGGTTTTGCGCCGATCCCGACACCTTCCGGATTGGATACCTTGTCAATGACGTTTCGACGCATTGGGGTGAGAAGGTGCGCTGGGAATTTGGCACAATGGTTCTCTATAACGAGGGCCGAGGTGCGATTGTGCATGAATTGGAGCTGGTCGCGCTGACAAGCTTTGCTTTGGGGGCCGATCCTGCGATTACGGCAAGCTATAGCCTTGATGGGCAGGCGTGGTCTAGTGACCGCGTGGTGAGGCTTGCGCCTCGCAAGCGGCTTGTGTGGTTCGGGCAGGGCTATATGCGCAATTGGCGCGTGCAACGCTTTCAGGGCACATCTGATGCTCATATGAGCATTGCGCGGCTGGAGGCGAGATTGGAGCCGCTGGCGGCATGACATTACGCAGGCTTAACCGCGCTGAGATTGAAAGCATCGTCGGCAAGGATTTGCGGGCGATCAAGGCGTTCGAACGCCTGCTTTCGGACGTGCAGGCTAGTATCACCGGGCCTTCGTCGGTAGCGATCAATTACAACAGCGACGGCACGATTGCGACGCCTACGCCGATTGCTGTGCAATTCCAGCTTATCCCCGAGGGTGCGGGCGCGTATACCAGCGGTGTCTCATGGGGCGTGACGATCATTTCGGGCACCTTTACCGGCGCGGCCCCCACCATCGGGGGCAGGGGAACTGGCACGCTGTTCATCAATTCGGGTCTGGCATCGCCGGAAGTTCTGCTGGGGATAACTGCGCGAGTGGGCGGGCGCGGCTATCCGCCCTTCACCGTTCTGCTGACTAGATCGCTCGCGCCCCCCGATGGCGGCGGGGGCGGGTTGACAGCAAGAGATAGCACTAGCACCTTTAACACGTTTACGAGCAGCGCGTTCGAGCCGATCACGCGCGACTTGGCGATTACGCTGCCGAGCGGTGTAACTGTTGCGACGTTGACGGCGGCGGCATTGGAATTGCGGCTCCAGAATGAGCCGCCGTCCGGCTCCTCGACAATCGAAATAAAGTGGCAGCGCGAGACCGCCCCGAGTGTTTGGGGAGATGTTGGCGCTGTTGCCACGTCATCGCCCGATCCGTTTGTGACTGAGACGTTTGATCCGTCCTTCTTTATGCAGGAGGCGGGCAGCATTACGTGCAATCGGTCGGCAACGGGTCTGTCAGCGGGTAGCGCGCAAAAGTTTAGATTGGTCGCGCGCGTGGCCGGGGGGAATGTGCGCCAAGTTAGCGTCACTGGCACGGCGGCGGTATCTTCTTAGGCTTGTCAAGCCTAAAATAATAGTATAGTGTGCGGCCACTGAGTAAGTGCGCGGCCAGTGGTGCATATCCGGGGTAGGGTATGAGCGCGGCTTACTGGCTTTCCAAAAACCTGCAAGAATGCTTCGCAATTCAGGGCGATGCACATGATTGGATCATGTCGCTCTGGAATGCAATTCAGGTATTCGACGACATGGCGGACGGGGACTTTCCCGACCGCGAAAACCTTTTCGCCTGCATTGCCGACACGTTGGTCAATATGCCTGCGAATGAGTTTTTCCGTGAGCATTGCGACACGCTTTTGCCGTTGGTGGCGGTGGCCTTGCTCAAATGGCGCGCGGCGGATGATGTCGAGCTCGAGCACAAACCGACCGAGATGTCTTATGCATGGCGTGCGGGCTTTTATGACATTGTGCTGGCGGTTGTGCAGATCTTTCACGGCATTGAAGTGGCGAAGGACGCGGCTCGCTACGTGATGTCAATGTATGGCGAGAGCTACGCCGATTATCACAAGGAATTTGCGAATGCCTGAACCCATTACGGCTGGTATTGGCGCTGTTTCGTCGATTGGCAGCGCAGTTGTGCAGGGGCGGGCTGCGAGGCGTGCTGGGCGTGCGCAGACTGCCGCGATCAATCAGGGTATTGCTCGGCAGGATCAGGCCCTTGGCGATATTAGGCGAGTGTTTGCGCCTTACCTGACGTCCGGCCCTCCCGCCCTCCAAGGGCTTATGGACATTGCGGGGATTGGCGGGCCTCGCTTTGATGCGGCGTCGTATTTCCAGCAAAATCCCGATGTGGCGCAAGAATGGACCCGCATTCAGGGTGATGGCCGGTTCAATTCGCCGGAGGAGTATGCGCAGTGGCATTTCCAGAACTTCGGGCAGGGCGAAGGTCGTCAGGCAAATATTGTGCAGAACGGTCAGCAGGCCGCATTTGATGCTATTGAGCAATCCCCCGGATTTCAGACTTTGGCCCGTCAGGGTGAAGAGGCGATCCTCCAAAATGCATCTGCCACGGGGGGCTTGCGGGGCGGGAATACGCAGGGGGCCTTGGCGCGTTTCCGTCCCGCATTGCTGGATCAGTTTATTGAGCGGCAGTTCGGTCGCATGGCTGGTATTGCGCAGATGGGGCAAAATGCCGCTGGGGCTGTGGGCAACGCGACTATGGGCGCGGCGGATAACGTGTCCAATCTTCTGGTGGGCAGGGGGCGGGCCCAAGCTGGTGCCATTGGNNGCGCAAGGGCAGATTTTCGGGAACATGATCGGCCAAGTCGGCGGCATGGCTGCGAATGCGTTTGTGCCGCGTCCTTCCCCGTCTGATGCTTTTCGACTTGCGCCCAGCGCAGCTCGCACAATGGCCGCTAATCCGGGTATTTTCTGATGGCATACGTCTATCAGCCTACCAATCCGCTTGAGGCGTTCTCGCAGGGCTTTCAGTTTATGGAAGGCCTTCGCGGGGTGCAGCAACAGCGCCAGCAACAGGCGCAGGCTGAGAACCTA